TAATATATATAACTAATTTTGTCTTAAAACTATTTTATTTTTTACCGAACTTCTCAGCTGCTGTAACACCAAGTCCAACTACTGAAATGTACATAAAACATTCAAGTATCTTGTCCTTGACTTCAAATGTAGAAAAGGTATCAGCACCCCAACTACAAATCAACATAAAGAAGGCCATAAAACCGACAAATCTTTTACTAGAGATTTTAGCATCACTAGAAAGCATTTCTCTGAAAAAATTCATATTAACTCCTTAGAATTGTAAGATTGCGTAATCGTATTTAAGTGTTAGAGTAATTTCAGCTGGTTCACTTGAAGCATAATCTAATTCACCAAAGTTTGCCGCCTCAATATAAGCACCTTTCAGTACCCACTCCTCAACAACATCACCAACAGGTCCTAACAAATTAAATGTTACGTCTTTTTTATAGAAATCTGAGTATCCATCACGACCAGTAACAGACTCATGTGATAAACGAACCCATTCCATAACAGCTTGTGCACCACTTGGAACTACAGGATCATATAACATAACATCAATAGGTTGCCAAGCACCCTTTCCTTTAATATATCTTTTAACATTAATGTGATCTAAAACTATCTCCTCGAACTGAATCGTAGGTCTGTTCGCAGTCTTAATTAAATATGCAGGAATACCTTCTATGTACATTATGAACCGATTCTTTGTTTTCGGTTCAAACGGTGTAAACATAATTTCTGAAGGATCTAATGTAGCCATTCTTCTTTCTCCTAAAAGTCCGTTTAATTCTATTCAATAATAAATATCAATTAAACAAATTTTTAATAAAAAGAAAAACCCCTCTTTCGAGGGGCTTCTCATTTATTTAGTGTTTAACCTAAATTATTCAGGAAATGTTGCTCCTGATGGTTGTACTACGAAATCAAGTACGATGAACTCTGCAGTTCTTGTAGGTTGGATAAATATCTGACCTACCAACTGATTTCTATCTACAACTTCTGGTGTGTTATTAGATTCATCCATGACAACTCTAAAAGCACTTAAACCACTATTAGACTGAACTTGTTCTAGATAAGGATTCACAATGTTTAAGAAACGATTTCTTAGTGCTTGTGAGTTCTGTTCGAATACCAAGTATCTTGAAGTACTTGCAATGAACTTCCTTAATGCAATTAACAATCTACGAACATTGATTCTGTCTAATGCAGATGGTTTAGATTGTAGTGTTTTCTGTCCAAAAACAACAACACCTTGACCAGGAAAAGAAGCTATTGGATTAACCCTACCTTCATAGAGGTCATCTCTCTCAGCATGTGTTAATCTTGTTTTTGCTTCCAATACACTTGTCAATCCACCACGATTCAATCCAGCTGGTGCAAACCACTCATGAGCTACTTGGTCGTTATATGAAATAACACCAGGTAATACTACTGATGGTGGAACCCATACTGGTATTGAACTATCCCTATTAGGTATCAACACCCAAGGATAATAAGTTGCAACATAGTTAGTATCTAGATTTTTAACGGTATCCAATACGGTTTCAACACTATCGTTGTATGCTGCAGCATCCATAATATATAATGCATCTGCTCTAGCTTCAACTTTATTGATAGCATGGTTTGTTATATTAGAATGTAATCTATGAATAACACCAGGTGTTACTAAAAGATTCATATCAAACTCATCTGGATTACTAATAGCGTTGATTGCTCTCTTATAAGCTACTGAACCACTTGCAGTTGAACTTGAAAGGTCAAACCCTTGTGTGTTCCCTGCAGTGATTGCAGAACCAACGTTGTACGCTGTAGCTGGATCTTTTCCATCAAATCCCCATTGTAGAGGAACAACAAATTTTCTTTGTGCTAATGTTGAATTAGTCAAAGTAATTGCTGTTGAACCATTGGCAAATGTAGACTCTCCGTTTGGATTAGCATTATCATCACCATTCATATCTTCCAAACTCATGGTAACATTATTACCAACATTTGCTGAAGATGGAATTGGTGCTAAGTAGTTAGCATTATCATCTCTAATAAATTTAGAAAGATAATCAAATCCATAGAATACATTTGCATCATAAACACTTTGTGCATTTTGTTGATTTGATTTAAATATCACAGCAGGTATTTCAGTTGTACCAGGAACAGTATTGTAGACTGCCTCATGTCCCATTGGAACTACTTCTTTTGGATGTTGTGATAAATTATTTTCACCAGATGTCTTTGAATCATAATCACCGACTCTAATATGTTTACTTAAATTTGGCATTGTACCAAAGTAAGTAAGTTTTCCATTAGAATCAATGGTTACATGTCTATCACCAATTCTTTTTGCAAAGTAATTCGGTGACTTCGGGTCAAAGGTCAACTGGTCAAATTGTTCTAGTATATTATCATCATCACTACCATTAGGATTATTTACTCTAACTTGTAAAGAAAATGTTCCATAATCAGAACCTGCAACATCAGCTGCTGGTTTGATATCTCTAATAGTAACTTTGATATCTTTGTTTATATCAGTTCCATGTGAACGAGTATAAACTCTAAAAAGTTTATATCTAGCTCCGTTTACTAATTGAGATTGTAAGAATGGTGTTCTTGCTGTTTGATAATCTTTATTACCAGTCCAATCCGTTGATTCATTACCATCATTGTCTATAGTATTTGTACCATCGAGGAAGTTCAATCCATCTGTTTCAATATCTACTGACGCAGAACTATTAGCAGTAAATGAACTAGCATGAGATGTTCTACTCCATACTTTATATACATAAACAGATGAATCACTATTTCCACTCTTTGTTGATTGTGGATCTGAACTGATTACCTTTGTTATGTAATTAGCACTACTAGTATTAAATGATAGAGCATATGATTCAGTACCACCAATACCACTACCAGATACTGTTAAAGTAAAAGCATTCCAATTAGCACTTGCTGCTAATTCACTACCAGCAAAATCCGTAGATGTATTTCCTCTTGATGGTGCTAACACTGCAAGTGACTGACTAGTTGAACCACTATTGAACGCAACTAATCTCAACGCATCAGCTTTATACCCACCTATTCCAAGAACTCTCACTATCGTGACAACTCCTGCACTTCTTAAATATTGTTCTACCGTTTGAGGTGTATAAAATCTATCATCTTGACCACCAAACATTGCTTCAAAATCTTGAAATGATGTAATTTGGGTAGGAACGAAAGCAGGGCCCTTAGCTGTAGGTCCTACAATAGCTGCACCGATTGCACCAATCGCTTGTGGTAAAAATGACAAGTCTCTTTCACGAGTGAATACACCAGGTGAAACTATTCTTTCTGCCATTAAATTTCTCCTAGTTAATTTTTGTTATGCAAAATCTTAGAATAAACGTAATTATTCTATTATAAGTATAACTTAAAGTCCCCAAAATACACTATTTAGGGAAGTTTTTTTTTATATTAACCTTGAGAAGCTTCTTCTTGAGGTGGTGCTGGTGTAAATACTCCACTTTGTGGATCTAACTGACCAGGGCCGTATTTTTCATTTAACTTCTGAACGATATCACGTTCTTTTTGTTGAACTTCTTCATACTCACCTTCAAGTTCTGCTTGACGATTTTCTATTGCTTCTACTTGTTGATTAAGTAAAATTTTCTGTACAGCAATCTGTCCTAACTGAGCTTGTTTCTCTTGATAAGATTGTTGTAATTCACCTAAATCTTTTAATTCTTCTTCTGAAAATTTAATCTCATCAGATGCTTCAACAACTTTTGCTTCTTCAGCCATAACTTATTCTCCTATATTATTTTAAGTTAATAGTTTATATAAATATAACATAAATATGTTAAATACAATTTTTTATTTCTTTTTTAACTCTTCTATCTCTTTTTGTTGAGATTTTACGATTTCTGACAGTTCTTGAACTGCTTTTATCAATGGTGTTACAAACATTTCTCTTGAAACCCTCTGTCTTCCGTCATCACCTTCAGACCAACCACCAAAAGAGTCTGCACCAACTTCATCTAACGCTTCTTTTACTTCTTGAGCAATTAAACCATGAATCCTTTTATCGCCACCCATTGGTTCTGTATTATTTTCGTCATAAGAACTCCATTCCTTTGGAAACTCACTTGGGGATTTGTGTTTGTATACTACTGGCCTTATCTTATTTATAAAGTCCAACCCTAAAGTATCATCCTCTATATCAGTCTTTTGTCTCACATCTGATGAGTAATTCCAAGTAGCATCTGCATTAAAATCATTTTCAATATGATTTGTACCATTACCAATAAATACTGCGTTATTCTTATCTGTTGCAGTTAAACTACTTCCCAATATAACATTATATTGATTATCGTCACTAGCAACATCTGCACCGTTTCCAATAACAATATTATTAGCACCAGTTGTTAATGTATCACCAGCTTGCTGGCCAATTCCTATATTAGCTCCTCCAGTTGTTATTGTTTTAAGAGCTCTATACCCAAGTGCTACATTGCTATTGCTAGTTGTAAATCCAGTAAGAGCTTCACCCCCAACAGCAACATTATTTATACCTGAACTATACGGAGCGGATGTTGTTCCACCTTTACCAGCACTAGCACCTACAAATGTGTTGTAAGAACCAGTTGCGTATCTACCAGAATCATAACCTACGGATACAGTATGAGAACTTGGTCCTGAGAGTTCCATCGTTTGACCACCAATTGCAACATTATTAGCTCCTGTAGAGAAACGCATACTCTCATATCCCATAGCGATGTTACCACCTCCAGTTGTAGTAGTATACAAAGCATGATGTCCAATAGCAACATTTCTTTCACTTGTAGTTGCTGAATACATAGTTAAATTACCAATTGCAATTGATGCGAATGTACCAGGAGAACTAGCAATAGCTCTATCACCAATGGCAACATTCTGACTACCTGAACGTAAATTACCAGCTGCACTATAACCAACAGCAGTATTAAAATCTCCTGAAACAGTATTACCTAAAGCATAAGAACCGACTGCAACTAATCCAGTACCACTACCATACGGAGCGGATGTTTGAGAACCTTTACCAGCAAAGTCTCCGACAAATGTATTATAGGAACCAGTTTGATATCTACCAGCTGTATAACCGATACCAACAGCATAAATATTTGCAGCAGCTGCACCACGTAGTCCTGAGTATTCAAGTGCATTAAGTCCTACAGCAGTAAGAAGACTTCCTAAATTATTTTTTCCTAAAGCATCAGTACCAATAGCAATATTAGCACCACCAGTAGTAGTTTCATCGTTTGCACCCACTCCAATAGAAATATTTCCACCACCAGTTGTTATTGCAGTTCCTGCATTATATCCGATAGCTACATTGCTATCACCTGTTGTAGTTGAACTTAATGCATTATGACCAATAGCAGTATTGTATAATGCCCCATTCATAGCGGCATCCATTGTATTATTACCTATAGCAACATTATAACTTGAAGCAGCATCAGCCCAAGTTCCCCCACCTGAATTGTTTCCTATAAAAATGTTATCAACAGAACCCAATGAGGTTGAACCTGCATCTGTGTCATCCATCGCATTTGTGCCAATAGCTATATTTCTCTCACCAGTAGTATGAACTTTCATAGCATTTGTACCAATAGCGACATTATTTGAGGCAGTTGTTAAACTATAAGCTGCACTATTTCCAATAGCTACAACACTATCTGCTTGAGTTACAGCACTTAAAGCGTAAGCACCGACTGCTGTATTGTATAATGCTCCATCCATAGCTGCATCCAATGCATAACTACCAATACCAACATTTCCATTAGTAGCTGCATCAGTCCAAGTTCCACCACCTGCACTATATCCTATAAAAATATTATCACCTGAACTCAATGATGTTGAACCAGCATCGGTATCTGACATAGCATTATAACCTATTGCAATATTTCTTGCACCTGTCGTATGAACTTTCATCGCTTGATATCCGATTGCAATCAGTCCATCTGCAGCAGCAGTTAAATTACCACTCTGTGCGGCTTGTCTTCCGATAATAACTGAGTTATCTAAATCTTCTAATGTACTTCCTGCGTAAGCTCCAAGTATAACATTACCATCACCACTTGTAATAGCCATACCTGCTTGAAGGCCTACAGCAACTGTAAAACTTGAATCAGAACTAGCAGCTGAAAATGCTTGGAATCCTAAAGCAGTATTATATCCACCTGAAGTTACCGCATCACCTGCCCAAGCTCCTACGAATGTATTGTAGTTCGCAGTCGTGATTGCAATTCCAGTATTTTTTCCGATAGCAGTATTATATTGACCTGCCGTAATAGCTTTAAGAGTGTCATATCCAACTCCAGTATTATGTCCACCTGTTGTAGATGCGGCTCCTGAACTTCCTTGACCAGACCTATACCCAAGAAAAGTGTTATAAGAACCAGTTGCATTCTGTCCAGCTTTGTAACCTAAAAAGGTAAGACCTGAACCAGATACGTTACTGTATCCAGCATTGTATCCTACATAAACGTTACCATCCGTATCACCAACATTACCAGCAGTTAAAGCTCCAGCCGCAACACCGACTGCAACCAATTCGTTTACATATGTATTAGCATCAGCACCTATTGCACTACTTCCAATACCAACGTTACTATCACCAGATTGATTATAGTAACCTGTTCTGTAACCACCTATGTAAGTGTTACTATTTCCAGTCTTGATAAGTTCACCAGCTCTATGTCCAATAGCAACGTTCCTTTGTGCAGTCTCTCCAAATCTAAAAGCATCGTTTCCGATTGCAGTATTCTCGTCACCTGAAGCGTATGGTGCACCAGTTGAACCTAAACCAGCTCTATGTCCTACGAATGTATTCTTTGAACCTGTTGCATATCTACCAGCTTCATCACCTATAGCAACATTCTGAGCTCCCTCAACATTCATTCTTAGGGCAGTATATCCTATAGCAACGTTACCAGCAGTATCTGCGTGGTTTGATAGGTACATCGCTTGAAATCCAATTGCAATCATATCATTTGTGCCTTGATTTGATGCTAATGCATCTTGAGATATTGCGACATTTGCTTGACCTGTAGTGATAGCTCCACCTGCTGAATTTCCAATTCCTATGTTATATTGTCCAGTAGTTACTTGACCTAATGCCGCTACTCCAAATGCATTGTTACTATGACCAGTTGTGAAAGCGTCTAAAGCTGCGTATCCAACGGCAGTATTACTCTGACCTGAACTATATGGAGCAGATGTTGTTCCACCATGCCCAGCTTTGTATCCCATAAAAGTATTATAAGAACCAGTTGTATAATATCCAGCTTCAGCACCAACGGCAGTTGAACCAACAGTTTTTGAGAACCAGTTTAAAGCATATTGACCAATGGCAGTATTATATGTACCAGTATTATTAGCCGCAGTACTATCAGCACCATAAAGAGCTCTATATCCTAAACCAGTATTTCCAGTACCACGAGCACGTTTACCTGATTGGTATCCAATAAAAACAACATCACCAGTTGCTACACCGTGCCCAGCTTCGTATCCCATAAATACTCCACCACCACCTGTAAAACTATATCCAGCAGCGTGACCTAACCCAACACTTCCTTGTCCTGTCTGATTAGAGTATAAAGCAGTACTTCCTAAAGCAGTATTATACTCACCACTTGTTAAACTATAACCTGCTCTACGACCAATGATATTATTGTAACTACCACCTGCCAATGATAGAGCAGATGAACTTCCGAGTATAGTGTTATAATTTCCATCTGATATTGTTTGACCTGAAGCCGCTCCGATTGTTACATTCTCAGCACCTGTTGTGATAGAAGTACCGGCATTATGTCCTAGTGCTGTATTACTGTCTCCTGTTGTTATACCACCTAGACTACTATATCCCACACTCGTATTTTTCAATGCACCATCTAAGGCAGAGTCCATCGAATAGTTACCGATAGCTACATTTTGATTCGAAGCCACATCTGTCCAAGTACCACCACCTGCGTTGTATCCCATAAAAATGTTATCTGCAGAACCCAATGAAGTTGAACCAGCATTTGTGTCATCCATAGCACCTTCACCGATTGCGATATTTCTAGCACCAGTTGTGTGAACTCCTAGTGCGGTATATCCAATAGCAAGATTACCAGCACCTGTCACACTTGCTCCAGCATCTCTACCTATAATAATCACATTATCTACGTTTGCAGCTGAACCAGCATAATTTCCTATAAATACCCCACCACTACTAGTAGTTCCTCCACCAGCTCCAGAACCTACGGCGACATTTCTTGTAGCAGTTGTAACTGCATCTAAAGCATTAATTCCAACTCCAGTATTTCTTTGAGCATCATCTAAAGTTCCATGAGTTGCATGACCAACTAATAAAGAATTTGGAAAATTTGTTCCACCAATTTTTCCAGCTATTAAATCTCCAGTAATATCTGGTAAAGTGTGAACTGCACTACTTCCTACAGAATGTGGTTGTGGTTTTATTTGTTGACCATGTGAATTGCTTTCACAGTTAAACTGAATTGTACCAGGATTTGTATTACCTCTAATAGTTACATGACCAGTGCCTTTTGCTTCTAT